GAACAATCTCCTGCTGTTGCGGGTTCATGCCCTGAACGGCAGGAGGTGGCGCCTGAAGGGCTTGGGCCAGAGGATTGGCCTGTGCTACCCGAACGGGGGCGGATGCCGCCTGTGGGGCTCCCTGTGCCGTTGGCGAGGCGAGCGAGTTCTGGCCCCCGCCGAAGTTGTTGGCGGGCTTGCCATCCCTCGACCAATCCACTGCGGTCGGAATGGCCTCGGCAGCCTGCGGGGCTGTCTTGGCGAGTTGTTCCTGCGCCCAAGCCCTTTGGGGCTCCGGGGTCAGCGGATTGTCAATCATCGCCTGGAAGTTAGCGGCCTCCGAGTTGCTCGCGCTTGCAATGCCGATGCTGGGATCGGTGCTTGCGACCTGAACCGGCCTCGCCGGCTGTGCCTGCTGCACGGGGGCAGGCTGATTGACACTTGCCACCAGAGCCGCGTCATCCATGACAGGCTGGCGCTGGCCATAGCGCGACAAGTTAGCCGCGAACTTGCCGACGTAATCCCTGCCGGATGTGCCGAGGCTGTCTCTAGCTTCGTCTGCCGAGCCACCACGCGGGCGCCCGGTGAACCATACGGAAGCGGCGTCCTCGGGAGCGCCGTACTTCTGAATGCTCTGCGAGAACTTGGCGTCAAAGATCCGGTCTTGAAGCTCTGGGCTCTTCAGGAACTCGTCAGCCGATACCTCACGCCCGAGAACCTCCTTCGACCATGAAGGGAGGTTCGCTTCCATGACCTGATAGGCACCAAGCGCACGGCCATATTTCTCATGGGTCGGGCCGACGATGCCGTAATTTCCGCCGCTTTCAATGTCTTTGATGGCCTGACGGTAACTGGCCATATCGGTGCCGCCGCCCGTGTATGGGTCGCCGCCAAAGGCAGAGGTTGAATAGCCGGTGCCGCCGTCATTCGGGGCAGCGGAGGGAGACGGAGCACCCGGCGTATTCGTCGCCTGCGCATTGGTCACCGCACCGGACGAACCACCCGCCCCGCCCCAATTCATAAGGGCATTGGCGAGCAGACCGGAGGCTTTATCGTCAGCCTCCTTCTCATCCCGTGCAATCATGCCAGCGAGCAGACCGCCGAACGCCTTCTCGGCCACCTTCGCAGCCGCCGCGCCGCCCGAATAGACCGGCCCCACTTGGCCGCCCATCAGGCTTTGCGCCAGAGCCATCTTCTGCTTGGCTTCCTTGGAGGTGTCCGCGCTGTCCTCATCGAACATTTTCGCGAAGTTAATCGCCATTACAGGCCCTCATAGTTGACGGCATAGAAGCCATTGGGCTGCATCACAGCAATATCCGGGTTTTCCTGCGCCATCACGCCCACCTCAACGTCATCCGACCAGAGGTAGCGATAGCGGTAGAAGCGGCGCCCGTTGGCTTCATGCGAGAACGAAACATCGCGCTTGAGACGAGCATCGGACCACTTATAAAGCCCTGCACCCAAGATGTTGCCCGCCGCGCCCGCAATCGCGCCATTGTTCGCGGCCTTCATCTGCTGACGCTGCGACCAAGCGTTCTGCTCCATCTGAGCCGAGTCATAGATGTACTGCCCCACCGGGGTCTCGCTCATCTGCGAGGACTGGAACGGGGTGAACTGCGGCATCGTCACCTGCCCACCGCTCATCAGAGCCGTGATTTCGTTGATGGGCTGATTGCGCAAGGCAACCCGCTCCTGGAACGCCCGCTCGCGGTTGGTGCCCTGCTGCGCCTGCTCCGCACGGCTCTCCGCACCAGATGCCAGGAACGTCTGCGTCCTTGCATCATTCGCCTGACGGTTGCTCTCGTCCATGGCCTGATTGAAAGCGTCCGAGCCTCGCACCAAGCCCTGATTGATGAGCTTGCTTTCAAGCGAATTGCGGTCCCGATCGAGCTGCGGGTTCATCCGGGCTTGCAGAGCCTCTTCCACCTTCTGGCGGTAGGCTTCCGAATTGCCGGGAGCATCAGGCAGGCCGTCCGTGTTGATGGGCTGGCCCATCAGGTCAGTGAGCTTGCTCGTCTGCTGGATGGCTAGATTGTTGAGGCCCTGACCAAGCTGGTTCTGCTGGTCGTAAAGCGCCTGCTCCTGCGGGGAAAGCTTCTGCGTCCGGGTGTATTTCGGGACCGTGTAGGTTTTGCCCGTGGTCGGGTCCCAGATTTTTTCATTCCCCGTCACCTTGTAGTCAACGCTGCCGAGCACACTGCGCTCGTTGGCGTTCGCCATGGTGGTGTTGGCGCGGGCTGTCGTGACGTTTGAGCCGGTCTGAGCAGCGGCTGTCGCGTATGGATCGGGCGGCGGCGGAGCCTTCGGAACTGACTTCCCCACTATGAATTTCCTTTCAACCAGCGGCATTCGTCTCGCAACGTGCCGAAAATCATCAAATCTTCTTTGCCGTCCAAACCACGCTTCATGACGCCTTCGAGTTTGAACCCGAGCCCTTCAGCGAGGCGTCTCATGCGCTTGTTCTTGCGGCCAATAGGAGCGGTCATCCGCACACAACCCAACTGTCCGAACGGGTATGCGTAGAGTTCCCGTAAGGTCTGCGGCGTGGCCCATCGCGGAGAGTCAAAGGCCATGTGAACGTGAACGTCATGGCCAGAGAATGCCGTGAACACGACACCTCCAACCAATTCACCATCCACGACCACGCCAAGGGCGGTACAGTCACCAAAACCCTTGTCTCCCACGGACGGGATGCGCGAAGCCACCATGGCGGCAACCTCGCGGTCAGCGCCGTATAAAATGCGTCCGATGAGTTTCATTCGTTTGAGTTTTCGCTATAATAGCTATGTCGTCCTGCGAAGGACGTGGATTGAAACGGTCAGCTTCCTTGCGTTCGGATAACCGCACAGTGGTGGCATCTGTGATGGATGCCACCACCTCTTAGAAAAACCCGCCCGGTTCCGTCAGAACGTCAATCGAGTTGAGAACGAAGGTCTGGGAGAGCGAGCCCGCAATGGCGACCGAGCCAACCTGCCCCATACCCTGAATGGACTGCCACACAGCGGCAGGGGTGCTTTCCGCCTGCCAGGAGGCCACATCCCATTCCGCCACGTCCCAGATCGCGCCCGCATCGGTAATCATCGGCGCACCCGAGATGATGGGCGGTGTCGTGTCGTAGTCTACCTTGAGGTCAATGCTGACCGTGTAGCCTTCCGGCGCCCGCACAAGAGGCCGCGCTGCGATAAACCGCTTGGTCTGCGGGGTTTTCAGGTCGGTGAATGCCGTCTGCATGGTGAACGAGATCGAGGCCCCGTTGTCCAGATACTCACCGCCGAACCTGTAGACCGTGCCGCTGTGAGACCCGAAGTAGAGCCCGGAGCCGAGAAGCGACCAGCAGCCGGCGTCCATGCCCTTGAAGCGGCACCAGCCGCCCGTATCCAGGTCCATGACGTATTGGTGAGCGGTGCCCCGCTCGGCCACCGGCACATTGACAATGAGCAGCTTGCCGGCCGGATAATCCAGCACCTGCCAGCCGAAGTAAGTCCCGCTCGCGGCGTAAGCCTGGGCAAAGGCACCTGAGATAGCATCGGTGATCGCCACCTTGCTTTGACCCGAGACGTTCAGATCGAGCAGCGTGGAGAGCAGAGCCACGCCCTGAGAGGTGATGATGCCGAGATCCCCGCCGACCTTGATGAGACAGCGCTTGCCGATGGGCTCGCCAATGCGGAAGGTGCCAACCTTGCTCCAGGTCGAAGCGTCTGCCGGGTCTGTGCCCTGATAGACAACCACCTGCCCCTTGGAGGTGATGAACGCGGCGTAATCGTCCATGCCGTCGCCACCGTCATGGGTCCATGTGCCAATGGCAACCAACTCGCCCCCGAGATTGCACAGGGGGCCGAGGGGAAACTTGGTGGCTGCGCCCTGAACGGCAGCAACGTCGAGATACCACGCATCCAGCGTCCCGCTCTGTGTGAACCACAACCGGGAGGCATGAACAGCGATGTTGGAGAAGGTGGAGGCGGTTGCTCCCGTGACATCCGGGGAGCGATCAACCCAGGTCGTGCCGTCATAGGTGCGAAGGCCGTTCGCTCCGTTCACCGCGCAGAGGAAGTTACCGCCCGTGGCGCCGAAGTTGACATGCTGCCAGCGGCCATTGGTGAGGGAGGAGACCGCAACCGCCCCGACTGCGCCGGGATTGGTTACGTTGTAGATAGCGGTTGGCGTTGCGGCAAAGAGCCGGTTGCTGCCAGATGGCGGCGCATACTCCATCAGGCTTTCGATGTAGGTGCCCAGACCCGTCACATGGGAGGCGCAGCCCTCCCGAAGAACCACCCCGCCCGTGGTCGGGATCATGTTGTCGAGGGTGATGGCATATTCCGGCTTCATGGCCGGAAGGGGGTCTCGGGCATTCCAGCCCTTAGAGGGTGCCGGGATGGTTTTCAGTTGCGCATTCTGTGCGAGGGAGGCGCGGCCCTTCCGTTTAGCCGGGGGTCGTGCCATTAAACGCTCCAGTTGCCGTCAGGAATGCCGGGATCGGAAAGCGGGTCTTCGCAGCCGCCGCCCATGTTGAGCTTGCCGCCTCCGAGATCAGTTGCCACAAGACGATCACGCCTCGCCTCGTATTCCTCGCGGAGAGGATCGGCATACATGCCCTTGGCGGCCATGAACTTGGTCTTGATGCCGTCCACGATGAGACGCCCCGGCCAGATGGTCGTATCCGTATCGGCTGCGAACTCTTCACGGGCTGCCCCGCCCGAGGCTCGCGCCCAGGCACTCGAGACGTATTCATAAACCAGCACTTCCCCATCAGCCGAGGGCGTCGGGTTAATGCGGATCACATCGCCCAGGATGCGGAAGCGACGATAGGTCGGGTCAACCATGCCGCTTTCACGAATGGCGCGGTCTGCCTGCGGGGTTTCCGGGCCGATCAACCGCCACTGGTTCGTGCGGTCCCATCCGGTATCCGAGATGAAGCCCGCGAAGTCTGCCGGCAGGGGGTAATCAGACTGACCGTTGACGGTCGAAACCGTGGCAAGGGTCTGGAGTGCCGTCCAGGGGTGATGTTCTGCGAGATCAGCCCCGGTGGCATTGGCGAAGTCAAAGAGTTGCTGCGTTTGAATATCAGCATTGCCGACTACTGCGGCAGGGCGCGGGATGCCCATTTCGCCCGCAGCACGCCGGACGATTTCAAGAAGCGTATTGAGGGCCATTCAGGTTCTTTCGATTAAACAAGAGTTGCAGCCCAAGCCTGGACGGCTTGTCGCGCCCTGTGATGCCCTGCGGCATTCGGGTGAACGCCATCAGCGGTCAAAGCCCCGGCGTCGGTTGCCCACTTGCCGGGGTTGGCTGGGTCTTCCACATAGGGATTGGGGTCAATCACAGCATCAAGCAGACCTTGCCCCACCTGGGCCTTGATCCAGGCGTTGATCTGGTCCCGCAGGCCGCCTACCCCAAAGCCGGTGAGAGGCGTCTGCCCTGCCGGTGTCGCGTAGGTGCCGGACACACGCGGCATGATGAGCGATTGGGCCGTATACTTGCCCCGTTTCTTGGCAAATCCCCACAGTCGGGTGTAGCGGTCCTGCAAGGCCGTCAGGGTCGGAGCGCCGACAACATCGTTTGTGCCAATGGCAAACAGAACGTGCGTGGCATAGTTCAGCAGGGACAAACGGCGATGAATGTCGAGCCCGTTCAACGTGGCTGACCAGTCCATAGACTGACCACCTCGTGACAGGTTCACGAACGGGAGGAGGGTATCGTCCGCAAGGCGTAAGCCCCGCGCCGCGAACCCCAGCCCTTGCCCAAGCAGGAGGTTGGAAACGGCGCTGTCACCGCTTCCGTCCGCAATGCTGTCCCCGAAGATCGCAACAGACGCAGCCGGCGCATCGGTTTCGCCCAGGATCGCCAGAGGGCCATAACCCGGCACCGTTGTCCCGGTGATTGCGCCCGTGTTGTAGACGACGCTTGCCGTCGTGTTGCGGATTTGGTTCTCACCAATGTTGCTCTCGCCCGCAAGCAAAGAGCCAGAGGCGTTGGTATAGCCCACGGGGAACTGCTGCCCCGTGCTGACAACGACATTCGACCGCACCGCAAAGAGCTGGCCGGGGGCAAGGGTGACGCCCACCGGATCAGACACGACAATCCCGGAGCGCCCATTGATGACAACGGACAGCGAACCATTGAACGAGACCGGAACCGTTGTTCCACCAAGCTCAATCGCAGCCGAGACCGTGATTGGGTTAGGCCCGTCCGTATCGACGGAGGCACCCGCATAGAAGTTCCCGAAGACAAGGCGGATATTCGAGGCAGACGCGCGGCCATTGCGGGCGGCAATGCGTCCGTCAGCATTGGTAAAATTGCTGTCTGACGCGCCGCCCCCGAGGGCATTGTATAAGTCGCCTTTGCCTGCGATGATGCTGGGCGAACGGTTGGCGGAATTGATGCTTTGCAGCCAATTCCCCAGCGGCTTCTCAACTCCCACGACCGTCACGGGCATTTCATGCGGTTGGTCTGCGACCGGACCCGTAGGCGCCCCGATCAGCGGCAGGTAGTAGGTCATTCGTCACTCTCAGGAAGGGGGAGGCGGAGGGGGTTAGGCTGGATCAGCCGGCGTGATATCAAGCCCGTAAGTCTCAACGAAATCACGCTCGATCATCGACAGAAATTCACGGTTGGCGATTAGGTCCTGCGTAACCATGAGCCAGTCAGAGACAAGCCCCTTGAACTGAATGCCCGCCAACCCTGGACGCGGCCCACCGATTGAAAGCGGCTGCGTGGTCCCCGGCGTGTTGTTGTTGGCGACCGGAACTGCCTCCATGCCGTTGGCGCGGAACCGTGTGACCACACCATCCGTAGACAGGATGGCAAGACACCAATTCCCAAGCCCTATGCCTGATATCGTGCATTCGCCCGAACCGTGCTTTCCTTTAACGGCCCCGGCTGTCGTGATTGCAATACGGGCGTTCGCACTTGAGGAGGTGTATTTACTGACGACTTGCCCCTCTACTGCGAGGGTGGGGTCGGCTTTGAACAGAACCACCCACCCGTAAGGGCTCGTCAGGGGGTATTCTGTCGTTCCGGCCCATGTGTAGATATCATCCGTCCCGTCGAAGGAAGCCGCAGAGAACCCGGCAATAGCCGCATCCACAAGAGGACCACGCAGGGTGCTTGTCGTCTGCCTCATAAGGGCGGCTGAACCCTTCAGGTCGTTGAACTGCGAGATGGCCCCACTTGCTTGCGTCACATTCAGCGGGTCTGCCCTGAACCATGCCAAAAGACTAGGATCGGAGAGGATTTGCTGACGGAGTGGGGTCGCTTTCGGCAGATTGGGATTACTGAACGTCGTCGCTACGTGAAGGGTCATGGTACGATCTCCTGGAAGCGAACGGCGTAGTGACGGACGGTCGCTGGCGCATTGCCGAGCCCGAGGCTAGAAACAAGGCTGCTGCGGGTTGTCGGCGCATAAAGCTGCCCACGGCCAGACGCCCAAAGATTATCGCCTACCGGCCCCTGCCCGAGAGCATATTGCACCTTGCGGTTTGCGCCGGTTGGCGTCGATGCAAGGGTAATCCGCACCGTGTCAGAGCCAACAATGGCAACATTGGTGATGGCAGGAGGAGCGCCGCTGTCATCGGTATAGACAAAGCCGTAATTCGTCGCGGCTCGCACCCAATCTGCATCGAATGCAAGACCGGTCGTTCCGGGAGGAAGCTGGAACTTCACGTCAATCACGTTGGTCGTGCGGGTCACGGCACCAGAGGCCAGAGGCCACAGCGGGTTAAACGAGCCAGCCCGCAAGTATTCGTCAGCAAGAGCCACGCTCTCCCCGAACATGAACTTTCCGATTTCGGTCGGGTGCAGGCCGTCATCGGCTTGCAGCGGGTACTGATACATCGGGCCAACCATCGTCATTTCTGACGGACGGCTGCGCACCACGGACAGAAGGTCAAGCGGCTCCTGACGGAAGCCAGCCTCGCTTGCAATCGTGTTGATCTGCGCCACAAGCCACTTGGGGGCCGCGCCACCTGTTGCCGCTGCAATGTCCGCGTTGGCATTCGTGACCAGCATATTGAAGTCCGCCGCATAGTTGGCCGAGGACGTTTCGCCCTGAACCCATAGGATGCGGTCAAGGACCGGCTTGCGGCCATACTTGGCGGCGACATCCACGAACTTGCCTGCCGCATAGATCAGGTTGTTGTAAGTCGTGGTTCCTTTCTGGAACTGCGCAATTGCCTGCCCACCGTAGGACACAGAGAAATGGAACCGGCCCTGCGTCCGTTCACCCTTCGACCGTGCCCATGCCTCTGCCGCAATACCGGACGAGGTGGCGACGAATAACTCTGCTGCCGTGTTATACAACCCCACAAAATCGGTGCAGGAGCCCGCAGGCGCTGCCGTTTGCGTCAGGATTGCGCCAGGGAACGTCAGGCAATGGTAAGGGTACCGAGCGGCTTGCAGGGACGTAATGAACGAACCACCCCCACCCGCGTTGCTCTGCCCATAGACAAACAGCCCATGGAGCGGATCGACACCATCAACCACTGCTGTTCCGGTGGGCATCTCTACAGGCTGGCGGACATCTGACACGCGCCCATCGGCTTCCTGCACGGTTGCCAGAAGCGCTCTCCCATCCCGGCGAACGTTCACAGCCTGTTTCTGGAGGGCAGCCCCGCGCAAGATGGAGGGCGATAGATATAAAGCCTTGCGAACCTCGTCTACGGTGCCCAAGGACGGCAAAAAGTGCAAACCTCCGTCACCTTCCGCCGAGAGAAGGACGCTCCCGCCTTCATCTTCGATGATTGGGGTTCTGCTTTTAGGACTACGGGCAATGGGTTCCGCCGCTGGTAGGCCTAGAATGTCCCCCAACGCTCTTGGGATTGCCGAACCGGATGGGGTGACAAGTACATCTTGGGCATCGTCAACGGTTCGCGCATCGGTAGGCGCAACAGCAATAGGCAGATAAACGGTCATTCACGCACTCACAATCAAATGGGCATCAGGACGCCTTGCGGGCGCGTTTCTTGGGCTCTGCATCGGCAAGGAGCGCCTTCAGGGCGTCAGCCTCGCGGGCTTTGAGCAGGGTTCGGGCATGGGTGCGGTGGTCTATGGCGGCCAGGATGCCAAGTCCCTTCACGGCGCCATCATCGAGGGCGGCCAGTTCTTCGACCGTGCGGACCTTCTTGAAGCGATAGGCGCGGATCACATCGGCACCAATGCCGGGAATTTCGGTAAGGGCTGTGCCCTCGGGATCGGGTTCGGACTGACCGGCCTCGAAGGCTTCCCATTCACGGGGGAAGTTGGCCTGATCTTCCGGGGTTGCCTTGCGCTCCACGATGTTGGGATCACCCACAATGGAGATTGTGACCCAGACGGAGTTATTGGATTTCGTGAACTCGGCGCGAAGGTTGGACATTCATAACCTCAAAAGAAAAAGGGCGAGAGCCGAAGCCCCCGCCCCTGTTGGATTAAGCGCAGATGACGCCCTGGAGGCCACGGTTGGAAACCGTCATGTTGCCAGCCCATACGACCGGCATCACGAGAGCGTCCTGGTTGACCGAGGACTTCTCACCGAGCGGCACGAACTCACGGCCCTTGGCGGGACGCAGGAAGATGTAGTCGGTGTTCAGCGCGTACATATGGTCAGTCGGGCACTGATCGTCATAGAACACAGTCGAGCCCATGAACTTGAGGTTCAGGAAGCCCGCGCCGGCCTTCTTGTCGTCGGTGAAGCGCTGCTGAGCCTGGAGCGACTCCAGATAGAACGTGTAGTAGTTCTTGTCGGCCACCCACACGTCGGGCTTGTCGGCGCCACGGGTGAGGCGGATGTAGGTGTCGTTCATCGCAGCCTGGATGGTGTCCTTGCTCGCGGTGATCGTCTTAGCCGAGAAGTCATAGACCTTGTTGGCCCACCAAGCGTAGGTCGCAGCGTTGATGCCGCCAACCGTGCCCGTGCCAGCGTCAGAGACGAGGAGGCGCAGGCCGCCAATCGCCTTGCCGGAAGCCGCCGTGCCGTCGCCGTAGATGGCGGAAGCAACGGTGTTCTTGAGAGACTTCTCAAGGTTCTTGATGCGGCTCTTGACGAGGTTGTGAACGGCTTCCTTGCCGCTGTTCTGGATCTCTTCGAGACCGTTGACAACGACGTTGCCGGCAAGCTGCTTGTAGTTGAACTCGGCAGCCGTGAACACTTCGCCGGGGCTGATGTTCAGGGTCTCGGAGCCCGAGTACCACATGACGGTGGAGTTCTCGCCGTATTCCAGTTCCTGCACGATGGTGCGGCCGGTGGCGGTCTGCTTGTTGCCCTTCTCGTTGATGACCGAGAGGAGAGCGTTGGACTTGGAGATGTTGTCCGCCAGGACACCGGAGTAGCCCTGGAGGGTGGTGGCGACGATTTCGGTAAAGTTCGGGTTAGACATCGTGTCTATTTCCTATGAGGGATAGACGCCTAGCCGAGCCCCGCCTTTGCGATGGACTGAGACAGGATCGCGTCAAGGTCCGCACCCGCTGTCACGGCGCCATTGGGCTGGGAGCCCATGGAGCGGACGGGAGCGGCCCGTTTCGCCTTGTCGAGTGCTACCTGGCGCTGCTTCTCTGCCTCTTGTGCTTTCGCTGAGAGGGCTGCCGCAATACGGTCCTCGATGGGCTTTGCGGCGAGAGCATAGGCGTCTTCCATTGTCGAGGCTTCACCGTTCGCCAGCAATTGCCCCATGGCGGCCCGGACCACATTGAAATGTGGATATTTGGGCTGGCCGTTGGCGTCCTGTGCGGAGGCGAAAGACTCGATCTGGGATGACACCTGCCGGGAGTGCTCGGCTTCGGTCGTTGACTTGATCTGCCCCAGTTCCTGCTGCAACGTGGCAACGGTCTGGCGCAACTGATTGATGACCGGATCGGGCGCGGGCTGCGCTTCTCCGGTTGCGATGGCGCGAAGGTCAATCCCGTATGAGCCTGCGATGTCCTGAAGGACTTCCGCCTTCTGCTCCGGTGTCCCCAGACGCAGCACCCTCTCAAAGCCGATCACCTGTCCGACCAGCTGTGCGGGATGCACACCGATCTGCGGGGCGATGGCGTTCAGGTACTCTTCATGGGGTTGGACCGCAGCAAGAAGGGGTTCAGCCTGTTTCCGAACCTCTGCAATCTCTTGGGTCTTGCGCGTGTAATCCGCATCCGTCGCCTTCACCCGCTCAAGAAGGATCTCTTGGGCTTCTCGCGGGAGAGCGGCAAACTTCTGCTTGTCTGCCTCGGACCATCTTGCCGGGGGCTCGATAGGCTGCACAGTGGCAGGTTCGGCCTCGGTCGTAATCTCTGGCTGGGTTGCGTCGTCGATGGCTCCCTCTTCGGAGGTCTCAGACGCGGGGGTCTTGGGGGCAAAGCGTCCCCGCTCATCGCGGATACGTTCTGCTGTCTCTGCGGCAGTCTCGCCCTCGACAGGTGCCTCGTCGGGCACCGATGTGTCATAGGCTTGACTGATGATCGTATCCAGATCCGTGGCAACAGGTTCCGAGGACGGAAGGTCGCCGGTTTCGTTATCGATCATAAAAACTCCTGGTTAGCGCCGGTTGATGCCGAAGTGCGAGTTGAAGTCGTTGCCGACCTGTCGCACTCCATGCTTGATCTCGTATTCCCGCAGCGCAGAGCGGGAGGAGATTTCAACGCCTTCGACTGTTCGGAAAGGCGTGATGTCACCGATCACCACGGGGGCTTTCCCGCTCTTGATGTCGATGACATAGGCTTCAGCCTTCGGGACGAGTTGACCGTCCCGAAGCACATAGGTTTCACGGGCCATTACTGGATCACCTGTGGCTGTTGCATCTGTGAAGCGGCTAGGCGCTCCATCTCGCGGGCGTGTTTGGCTTGGTCGCGCTCTTCCTCGCGGTCCATCTTGCCCATCTCGACTTCGTTCTTGCGCTCGGCTGCGATCTGTCCCGGATCAGGCTGCGGAGGCATCTGAGCGGCCATCTGGGCTTGCTGCTCGGCCATGGCAATCTTCTGCTCAATGGCCTCTCTGGTCTGCTCAATCACGTCCTCAAGGCGCTTGCCCTGCTTGAACGTGCGAACACCCATGGACAGCATTTCGAACAGCAGCGGAGCCATTTCTGGCGCCTGCGGGATCGAGGCAACGGCCTGTTGCAAGAACCCGCCCACAGCCGTTAGAAGCTCAATGGTGGTGCGCTTCTCGCCCTCGGCATCCTCAAAGACGGTGCTATCCGTCTCGATGTCGATGCGGTAGCTTCTCAGCTTGTCGGAGCGCAGAAGCTCGATGACTTCGGGCGTGATCTCCTGTCCGGTCATCTCCGAGAGAACCTGCGGCTCGAAGTGCTCCGCGATGATCTCGGCCTTCAGCTTGTAAAGGTCCCTGATCCATTTCTGGACAGCGCGTTGACGCTTCTTGAGCCTCTGTGAGCCAAACTGAGCCTTGAGCTGCTGCGCTCCTAGCGTTTCGTTCGGATCGGACGAGCCGCGCATGATGTCGGCAATGCCTGACACCTCGTAGATGCCCTGCACCAGCATATCACGCTGCTTGTAGAGTTCGTTCAGGACGGAGGCGATAGCCGTCACATCTTCGGTCTGGAACGCCGCCTGGAGACCGCCCTTCTGCGAGAGCGCAGCATAGTTCTCAACCGGGATAAACTCATTATCACCAGCACGAGCAAGACGCTTCAGCTCCTTGATGGCTTGATCGTACACACCACGGCGCTTCAGGGCTTTGGTAAGCCTGCTGATGCGGGCGGTGATTTCGTCCAGGTCGTCGGCTTGGTCCTTGTAGACGAAGAACTCAGGCTGGGGGATGGTGGTTTCCGTGTCTGCGAGAGCCACCAGCGGCTCCGGCAATGGGAAGAAGTCAGCCAGCCCATACGGGTCAGGATCGACCCTCAGAGCCTTCGTGTGGCCCTTGACGATCCACACACGCTCGCGGCGGCTCTTGTCCCAGATTTCCCAGACTTCAGCCTTCTTGAGATGCTCGGGGACTTCCTTCTTGCCGTCGCCTACGTTGGGCGCCCAATTGAGGGGAACAGCGTCCGCATCCTCAAACTGGTTCTCGCGCAGATCCTCGCGGCTCATGGAATGGCGGAAGGCTCTCCACCATACATCGCCCTCTTGACGGGCTGGTGCCTGTAGATAGTCCTTCCAATAGACGTATTGCAGGAACAGCTTTTGGTCCTGGATCACGTCCCGCATCATGGGCTGACCATCAGGGCCAACCGCAGGCATCATGGTCATGGGATCAATGACAGGCTCTTGCCCGAACACCGGCTCATAGACCACACGCACCACGCCACGTCCCGGCAGGAGGTGATCGTGCAGACCAGCCTCTAGCGGCTTGTCAACGTCATAGGTCTCGGCGCAGAACAGCAGGCCCCGCTCAATGACTTCCGCAGCCATGCGGGCAGTCGGGTCCTTGTCGCCAAAGCGCCGGCGCACGTCAGGCTTTGCGGCGCGTCCATACAGGGCGGCCTTCAGCGTCTCGACGTTCGAGAACAGGATGTTAAAGGATTTGCTGTTGTCCTTCTTGAGCGCCCGTGCCCGCTCGTTCTTGTAGCGGTCAACAACGCTCTGCCCGTCCTGGTGCCAGGTCTGGTGGTCCTTTTCAGCGAGGGCGAGCTGTACTTGCCAGAACGACGAAGCCTGCTCGGGAGTGCGGTCGTTGCGCTCCTCCTCCTGCTGTGCGGTGGTGGCTTCAGTCATCATCGCTTTGCTCAAACTCGCTCATAAGGTCGTTGAATGTCTTGGGGCGGATCATCTCCGCGATGGGGTCTTTGGGGGTGTCTTCCGGTGTGATCTCTCGCCATGCTTGGGAGAGGTACTGGAACGCCTTGGAGCCGTGCGAGGACCAGTCATGGACCGCGCTAGCCTTGAAGGTCTTTAGGTTGTCGTCCCACTCTCGGCGGTAGCTCTCCAGGGCTGCCATGCCCTGCTCTTCCGTCCGAGGATGAAAGACACAGTGCGGCAGCGTGGAGCGGATGGCTTGGTGTCCGTCTGCATCACTTGAGCGAGGCACCACCCGAGGCTTGAGGCCAAGGGCCAGCATCGTCTCGACGCGGGTTCTGTCCGTGCCCCACTCTTTCACGCGGGCATCGTGCGGCACAAAGTCAGTGCCGGGGCTGTAGCCCCTTTGCTCGATCACTTCCGCGTAATGCTGGACGCCCACACCATGAGCCGCATAATAATCCAGAACATGGACCCGGCGCCCCACCACCTGAAACCACCAGATAGCCGTGCTATCCCGTACACCGATGTCCCACGCCCGATGAACAGGCAGACCGGGAACCGGCTTAATCTCGTCTAGCCGCCCCTGCTGACGAACCGCCAGCATCTCGCGAGCATAGAACGCACCCAGGATGGCCGCGTTGAAGGAGCATTCGTACTCCTGCTCAAACTGAGCCCGACCCAGATCCTCGCCATAGAGGGCGACATATTCTTTCTGGCTCTCTTCTAGCTGCTCTGGCGAGAGCGCCCCGGTATTGTGAACCGTGGAGACCTCGGCAAACCAGCGCGGGTTGGTCTTCGCCATGTCGTACATGGCTTTGGCATGGTTCCTGCCGCGCGGCGTGGTGATGAACGCCGCCCAGCCGTCGTTCTCCTCCAGCATCGGGCGGATGTAGCCCCAGGCTGACGGGTTAGCGAGCGCCCATTCAGAGAACACCACACCAGCCACACCAGCACCCACGAGGCTGTTATAGCGGTCAGAGCCCACGAGCTGCCATGTAGACCCGCACTTGAAGCGGATGAACATTTCCTGCTCGTTGGTCGTGTCCCTGATCTCGGGCGGGAAAGCCTCGTCAATGCGGCGCTTGCCGGTATGGGGGTTGACCGCAGACCACAGGGCTTTGCGGGCCTGTGCGTATTCCGGCAGACAGTGCCAGTAGGAGCCAACACGCTTATGTGCCAACTCACAGGTAGCCCCTAGTGTGATCTCGTCCTTGCCCCAACGTCGATGGGCAATCTCAATGGCTCTCTTGCCACCGTTGACAAGATACTCATGGAACGGGCGCTGATACCAGCGGATGCGGCGCTCAATTTCCATCCTTGGACTCGTACACCGTCTTAAAGCCGATCTGGACAGCCCCGCCGCCTTCGCCGGATACCTGGAGAGGCAACAGCTTGGGATAGATCGAGACCCAAAAGGCCTTCTCGTTATCTGGATCTGATTGTGCCCAAGCAGTCAGCCGGTTCACACCACCCAAGTTATCAGCCACCTGTGCGATGGCTTCCTTGGCGATGACGGTTGACTTATTCTGTTGGCCCTTCTTGCGGCCACCTGTTTTGGGCAGTCCTTTGGGACGCGCCATCGTTTCTATCTCTATCTATTTTTGATAATCCCGCAGCCAGAATGTGCTGAAGGAGAGCATTCCGGCCTGTGATGGCCTCAATGTCGATTTCCCGCTCACGCCTGCTGGCCGTGCCCTTGGAGAAGTCGTAGCGGATAACCTCAACCTTCATACTCATCCCCATAATCGCGGGTCATAAACCCGATAGCATTGCCCCAATCGGTCTCTGCTCGTCTCCGCAACTCCTGACGGGTGCTGGAGAGCCATTTAATAGCGGCCTTGTAACGAGGGGAACTGACGGAGTGATCAAGACACTCATCATGGAGACGCTCTATGGCGAGGAGGAGCTGACCATCAGAGGCTGTGCGGATGCCTTCGTATGTCATGATTGCGGATCTTCCACATCACAGCGCCGGCGCCCGTTGCTGTCTCTCTCAGTGTAGATGTCAAACTCAGAACCACTCATCTCGGCTTTATCCCTGATAGGGTGATGGTGATGTATTGGCCTGTGAGAGGGTCAAAGACAGTCATTGGGGTGACATCCTTCGCTTCGCTCATCTTCGCCGTGAGGACCGTTGAAGCGAACTGGCTAGGGGCGGCTACACAGCCTCCCAGAACCATTTCCATACCGAATGAGACGGCCAGCCCTCGCCATAAGCGTATTCAATCCGAAAGTGGCTTCCCCAATCATCACCGCGAATGAGCGGGTTGCCTGTGGGGTAGTGCTTAGGACCGCCCATCACTGCACAGCCTCCTCAAAGCCCTTAACCACCTGATCGACAATGCGAGAGGCTTCGGAGCCCTCGTCCGTCGTGGCGTCAATCGTTGCGCTGCCGTCAGCATGGAAATACATGACGAGGTATCCGACGATCTCGCCGTGCTGCTCTTCAGCCTCATCAAAGCCTGCGGTCAGATCGTCATACATCGTCTTCCCCCTCAAAGAATTCATGCAGGAACCCGATTGGCTCCATGCCGCCCACAAGGGCCTCTATCGGCTGTCCGTCAGGGCCAAGGATGCCTATGGGCTCCCAAGCGGCGTCTGACTCGTAGACCGTGATGTCTTTGCTCATGTAGTTCCAGTCATCGTTCCAGCCGTCATCACTCCGTAAGCGCTTGGCTTGCAGAGGAGGCTTGGAGCGATACCGCTTCATGGGCGTCTCAGAATGAATTGGGCGCACAGCTCCCCGCCTTTTACGCGATATACCGGGAGGTTGCGGGGCAGGCCCAAAGGGGATGATGCAGGTTAGCGGCACACAATGAGAGAGGAAGGCTCGCTGCTTACCGACGCCTTATAGGCTGTCGCACTAACTACCGGAGCACGGCACGGCAGCCGAAGAGAGGAAGCGGCGCCGCTGCATCAATGGGGATAAGAGGGAATGATTAGGTAACGTGCAAAAGAAAAGCCCTGCAGCCTTTGTGGGGCTCCGGGCATAAATCTGACTACGCGCATACAACCATTTTACCGATTGCCTGTCAAGCTATATCAACGCACGAACTGAAAATATCTCGCGAGGATGTTGAGCGCTGTCCTCAAGGCGGCGACATTGGCTGGCGTCAGGGCGATCTCTCGGTCGTAAACCGTCACGCGGTCCAATAGCTCCTCGATCTTGAAGTGCTTGGCGTTCAGGTCTCCGATGGCGTCAATGTCCTTCAGCTTCGTCATCATGCCGTCGTGGTAGTCGGTCTTGGCCTCTGCGGTCCTAGTGGACATCTCAGGAGCGGTGGAGCGCCCCGTGCCGAAGACCATGGCGGCAAGCTGGCAACTTTCGGTCGGCTTCTGTTCGGTCTTGATCTGGAGGTGTTCGCTGCGGATCTCGCCATATCGCTCGGCAGCGTCGAATTGGGTTAGGCTGATAACACCCTGGAGAGACAGCCTGCCGATTATGGAGCCATACCGCCTATCGGTCGCCGGTTCGCCGGGGGCGGCTAGGTAGCGCATGAAGTGCTGTTGCCGGTGCTTGAGGACGGTTTGCATCCTCACCGCCTCTGCGGCTGCCTTCGAGAGAGGTTTAGCCCTGCCGCTTGCATAGCGCGGCCTGTCTTTCAAACGCTTCTTAGCCATGGTTGCCCCTACGGACTCTGGATATCAGGTTGGATCGGCGGTCATTCCGCTCTCTTTGAGTTCTTTGATTTGGTCTTCAAGCTCATCGATGACGACGCAGCTTTCGCATTCTTTGTGTTCGTTCAGGATCGAGAGGACGCGGGAATAAGCGCCCCTCTCTGCGTCGCGTTCAGCCTCTTTAATTGCCCGTGCAATGACATCAGCAGGAGTGACCGTGATTTCCACGTTCCACATATCTCTGACTGCTCTGCGGGCGCGATCATCGGGGGTCATGCTGCCGGCATCCACTGAAGGGCGATCCAGCCGATGAGCAGGCACACCAAGGAAATGAAGACGCTGCGACTGAGAGCCACGAACAAAGACTTGAAGGGAGCGTCCTTGTCCTCAGACTTTCGCGCCTGCGGCGGCCTGATGGCATCGACTAGGATGATGACGCCAGCCGCCCACGCGACGGTGATTGGCGGCAACCCAAGACGGACGAAGAACCAGCCCCACAGGACCGAAACCACGTAAGCCCGCAGGGCGATGGCAGGGATCAACATAAGGACGGCGAGTCCAAGTGACCCGAAGATAACCCCGAGGCTCATCAGCGCCACTCCATCATGAACGGAATGTCATCCCCGCCGAGATCATCCTTGTAGCCACGACCGCCGCCCTGCTGCTGCGGAGCCTGCCGGCCCTGCCCGTCATTCTCACGCGGCACGAAGGCGGAAATCCAAACCTCGCCCTCGGCATTCGGAAGCGGGAGCGCCTCAAGCTTGATCGAGAAGCCTTCGCCCTGCTTGCTCGGGAACATGACCCCCAGTTTTGTCCAACGGGTCTTGCCGTCTTTGTCCTTCTTGCCGGACATCAGGTCATATCGTGTCGTCATGCTACTTTCCTTGTGATCTGGCCCCTATGGCCCTTTGAACGGGGCTTGATGCCCGATTGAAGCAGTTGATCCCGTGCCCATGAATAGGATCGTCCGAACCGCTCTGCGATTTGAGGCATGGACAGCCCGTCACGTTCGTAGAGGGCGCGAAGCTCTTCCAGGCTGACCGGTGTTCCATCCACTGCGGCGGGAACAGCCGGCACAACAGGCGATGGCTTTGAACGCCTCTGGTGATTACGGCGCGGCCTTCTCGGACGCATGGTCGGGCCTTCCTCGATATCGGTATCCAGCCAGCGTTCGATTGTGACGATGCTGATGTCCATTTCGTCCGCGATGGCGTCCTCATCCCAGCCGATATCGAAGTAGTAGACGCGGGCCTGATTGCGGGGAGACAGGTTCAGGAAGTCGGGGCTTGCAGGATCGACCATCATGCGGCTGCCCTCTGCTTGCGGCGGTTTGCCGTGTTGTAAGCCTGCCGTGCGGCATACTGCTTGGAGCTGGTCCAACGGCGGGCCAAATCCCGGCCAATTTCAAACTCGTCCATGATGGCCTCAAGCGACCATCCCAGGCTGCGATAGATTTGGGCCTGCTGATAGCGTGGAAGCTGAGCGAAAGCATCGGATGCGGGATCAATGTTCATCATGCGGCCTCCTCGATAAGGGCAATCCTTCGAATGCCCGTACCGCGACCGCACAACCGCTCTACGCCCTGGACGTGATAGCTGATCGTATTTTGTGCGACCCGGTACTCCAGAGCGAGAGCGCTTTGGAACTCGCCGTGGGCATAGCGGAATTTGATCTGCTCAATCTGGCGAGGGGACAAAGGAAGCTTGCCGACAGGCTTGCTCGCCATGTCGTCGTAAAGCGCTTCTCTCATCGCTCTCCAGAACATCACTTCCTTTTGTCCCCCCTTGGACTTCATGCCGCGATCCTCTCTTCAGAGGTGGCATCCTTCGTGTGCCAGCGCAGTTGACGCTCAGCCGTCAGCCTTGCTCTGTACTCGTCTATGGCGATCCCGGTACGCTTGCCATAGACCTTGTTGAAGACATTCTTGGCACGCTTCTGTGGAACTTCGACTTTCCAAGCCCACATGCCTTTATTCGGACCCTTGGCGATCTGAAAAACTTCGTACATCGTCAGATCCCCAAAGCAGAACGGTAGAGATCGAGGATGGCTTCTTCTTCCTGGCGAGTGGCAAAATCTTTCTTACGCAGGTTTATTATCTTACGGATTGCCTGTTTATCGAAGCCATTTCCTTTGGCTTCAGCATAGATATCCTTGATATTCACAGATAATTCCGACTTCTCTTCTTCAATGCGTTCGATCCTCTCGACAAATGCCTTGAGCTGATCGGCTGCGATGGTGTCTACGCTGAAATTGTCGTCCATTTTCTTAGGCCCCTTGTTTCATTGCTTCGAGTTTCTTGAGAAGATCGCCGCCGATAGCGAAAGGCTCCCCGGTTTTTGCTGACAGCCGCTCCAGTGCTTGTTCCGGCGTCTCTTGCGCCTTCTGCCTGGCGATCTCGTCGTGCCAGGCCTTCAGCTCCGGGCGGATGTTCTGCTCGTAGTGCTCGACGGCCTTGGCGCGTTGTTCTGCGGTTGGCGGCTGGTCGGTGATGGCGACAACGGGAGACGGACGCTCGGAGAGTTGGCGCACGAAGTTGAGAAGCGATTGGCGACGGTCGGAACGCTTCTGCAATTCCGCCTGGACCTCGTGCCATGTCGGCCACCATTGGCCGTTGGGGCGGGTCGTCCACGTCTTGAGAACATCGAGCGCTATATCGCCGGGATATGTGCGGAGCTGTTCAACCCAGATGGTCGCCTCTGCTTCCATCATCTCCTCCGACTTCTGCTCGCGGGCTCTGGTCATGATGCGGAGCCGGAAGAGGGCTTCTGCAAGCTTGCCACCAGGAGCGGAGCGGAAGGCGCCTTCAAGCACTGTGACGACCTCGGGAAGCCTCTCGCGGGGACAATCCCAGCGAACCTGATCCACGACCGAGTAGGACGGCCCGTCATTGGGCATCATCAGCCGGGTCATCAAAGCGGGCCGCCGTCCGCTGATACGCTCTAAGGAGACTTCCACCCTGTGATCCGTATCCGCCGGTCTGAGTTCGGCCAGTGCGGCGCTGGCGGTCAGCGGCTTCCCGCACCCAATTGCGGAAAGTCGCGTCCCAATCCCGCTTGGTTGCGTTTCGGCCAGCTGCTGCCAGCCAGTGGTCACGGAAGCGGGCAAGTTCGCGCTCAATTTGTGCATCGCTAAGGCCCTCCTTACGGGCGGTTTCGATCAGCTTTTCGGAAGGCTGCCAGTCGGCCGGCAGGCGGGTTCCCCGCTTCGGGGTCTCGGCAAGGTGCTCATTCAGGTCGATGACCGTTGCCGTGGGCTCGTCGTCAACCGGTTCGGCTTCGACGTTTTCGATCCCATCCGATCCAAAATCGCACTCGCCCGCACCCTCAGCGGGTGTGGTGGTGGGGGGATTAAGGGGGGATAGGTTAGGGGTTTGGGGGAAGGAAAGGGGACCATGAAGGGGGGAGGAGGTGCATTGCGCCTTTCCAGACGATTCCGCGCTTTCCTTGGAATCCGCAGATTCCGCGGAATTCCGCTTCATGTTCCTTTTGCGTTCACGATCCTTTGCCCTTCTGCGCTCGGCAGTCTCGTCCTTGCCAAGACCAGCTTCCATCTCCGCAACGGCGGCCAGAATGGCTTCCTGCGTCATGCCGGCGGCGAGCATGTGCTTCAGGGCTGATGCGATGATGCTCATGACCGCACCTCACGGGAAGGAAGGTTCCAAGCCTGCATGCAGGCCAAAGCGTCATCGACAGAGCGGACAACGGCGTAATCAATGCCGTTCTTCTCCAACTTGCCGAGGAACATCTTCTGCGTGGGCTGGAGGCGGCCCGACTTGGATTTGACCTCCATGAAGTAGACCTTGCCGCCGCCAATGATGGTCAGGTCGGGAACGCCAGCAACGACGCCCAGGCCCTTCATATGGGCGCCTGTGATGGCATCGCGGGAACCACCGTTGGGCGTGTGGTAGACGATCCAATGATTAGGCAGGAGCGCCCGAAGGTTCTTGAGAATGCTGCGATGGATGGCGTCTTCAGTCATACGCGCCTCCATGCGCGGCCTGATTGGATGTTCTGGACGGTTCCCACTGAGACGCCGAAGCGGCTGGCGATCTTCGCTTGGGCGAACTGTCCTTTCAGGGCTCTGATGATCCGAACGTCATCAGGTGTCAGGCCAGCTCTTGACCGCATGACCACCGTAGGAGCTTCGCCCTTCAGACGGGCCGCAGTAGCCGACTTGCTGAGCCCAATCATCTCCGCGATTTCACGGAATGAGTGGCCCTGACTGCGCAGTTCGCGAGCGCGTTGAGTGATGGCATCAGTCATTGGCCTACCTCCAAAGAGAACTCGGGCGAAGTACCCCAGGAACCCAAGTGCGAGACCTGCGTTGACGTGCGAAATTTGTCGAAAGCCGCAACTTCTGCGGTCGGGGACACCTGCGTCGAAGCTACTCGGCGCGGGCGATGACTCTTGTGCGGTGAAGTCGCGGCTTTCGGGTCCATAGTTTGCCCCTACGGATTGGTTGAACGGGTTAGGCGTGAAGCGTTGAAGCAGGTTGACGCTTGGACTTCATGCGAGCGGCAGCCTTCGTGATGCCGAGAGACAGCATCAGGATTGCGGTCTGGCTCACCGCCTTGAACTGCACATCGCCGTAGCCATTCACGGCCCGATAGATCGAAGCCGGCGACATGAAGACATGACGGGCGATCTTGGAGATGGCGGCCTTAGCGCAGCCGAGCTGCTGGCGCTCTTTCTCGACAAGCCGCTTGAGGCGGGCACGAAGCTTTTCATGAACGCGTGATGCGAGGCTCATTATTCTCTCCCTGAGAATGTAAGCGTGGCAGTGTGTCCATCATGAGAGAGGGACAGATCGTGATTTACCTTGGAAGAAAAGGCCCGGTGGGGTTCATGGCCCCGACCGGGCAAGGTGTGTGGACTGGGGTATTTCAAAACCGAGGAGCCGCACGAGGCCGCTTTATCCACGACAATGAAAACAGGAGCCTCGATCAGAGATTTCCTGCTTGGAGATCCACTCTCCAAGGGCTGAAGGGTGTCATCACCCGAAATAGAAATTGAGAGACGCGGGGTCATGCAGACCTCCGCTGGGAAGGCTCTTCAACACCCCAGAGGGTAGCCGGAGCCTTCAGGCCTCTCTCTCTGAGGGCCGCCTGAATAATCAAGAACGTCCAGGCGGGGAACTTGCCACGCTCGGCACCGCGCCAGTGATTGACACTTTGCGGGGTCCGACCGACCAAACGACCGAGGGCAGAGCCACCGCCGAGGGCGCGAATAACGTCATCTGTGGTGAGGAGCTTCGTCATGCCCCCTTTGTATTATACGCTCAGTACAATGTCAACAGGGTTCTACTCATTGTACGATATGAAGATTGTTGCTTTCATATTTGTTGAATAGGTTCATGACACTAAGCAACAAAAACAACATCGGGCACCAATGGACCAGCCGCAGCAAATAGCCGTGCGCCTCAGACGCCTACGAGAAGCCCTCGGGTTTGACTCGGCCCGCGACTTCGCGGCCTTCCTCGATATTCCCGAACAGACTTGGTATCACCTGGAAAAAGGGCGCCGTTCCATCCTGCCGCCCGATGCCGTCAAGGTCTGCGCCAGAACCGGCGTTTCAATGGACTGGATCTACAGGGGCATGGAAGACACTCTGCCCCTGCACGTCTTTAAGAAAATTCAGGCCGTCCCCGAAGATCACGAGGTGTCCCAAGACAGGCGCCGAAAAAGCGCCTAGTAGTCGCCGGAAACCAGACGAATAAGATTGCCCTTGTTGATCTCGTCGGCAATCGCCTTGGCTGGCTGATGTTGCGCCATGCGCTCGTCAGCCGCCCAACGCTTGATAACGTTCTCAAAAATATCGCGGATAATCAGGCACTTTCCAATATCATCGTGCGGCAATTGCAGCACGAGCTGCATGGCAATTGCCTCAAGCTTACGGTAGCAGGCGGCTTCGACCTCGGGTCGAGGAATGGCGTCTAAATTCATTGCGTGTGGCCCCAATGCCTCTTCGGGGTTAATTCTTCCGAAAGGCAAAGGAAGGTACTTTGCTGGCTTTGGTGCGTCCACTAGGTTAGTGCCCAAAATGGGCATGAATGGCAGAAATCCTGCCATGTGCGTGGGACTCTATGCCATTTTTAAGTATTATCCCTTAGCGTGACCCGGTTGCCACAATGCCTCGCTTGACATCCTGCCAGATCAGGGCAGCTCGCGGCATGCTCCGTTGGAGTATGGCGGACCTTGCCGAAAACAGCCTCATCTCAGAACGCACCATCGCCCGCCTGGAGGCCGGCTGGGGCCGCCCCAAGAACACACACGTCGAAACCCTCTATCGCCTGATTGACTGCTTCGAGGCGCAGGGGATCACGTTCATCTGGGATGACGGCTCACCGGAGGGGCCTGGGGTCCGCTGGGGGCGCTATCCAGGTCGGCAGCAGCCCGCCGAATAAGTCCCGAGACCTTATCCGTAATCATGTCGGCAGCAGGGCTGTTGATCCGCTCCGGGTTGGGGACATAGCTGCCGCTGGGCTTCCGCATAATGTACCCCTTCTCCACCAGATCTGCGAGCCGCCGCTGTACTGTACCGCGCGGCATCTTCAGATAGTTCGCGAGTTTGGTGACTGTAAAAGGCCGCCCCTCCATTTCCCCGAGAGAGATGGCCGCCAAGGTCAGGACGCCCTCGATGCGATCTCCTGACGGCAATGGGTCCACCCCCGTCAAAATCTGCATCAGGTCCAGAATGAAGCGGAAGTGCACCTTCCTCTCAGCCGCGCGCTCGATCATCAACAGCAATCCTCGCGCCCCATGAACCGGAAATGAATTTCTGCAATTTTTTGTTTCCGTTTTGTACATTGCGATTGTACGAATTGTCCAATATTTTTTCTGGACGGGGATTGCTATTCTACTGAACGTATAATAGATTGGGTTCATCGGAAACGGGATGAACCCCATGGCAACAGTCATCACCACGCTCTACACCCTGCCCCGCCGCAAGGAATGGCAGGCCATCGACAGCACCGGCAAGCACGACACCTGGAACGACGTTGTGAACGTCCTCTGTGACTATGCCGACTGCCCCCGCTCTGCGGTCTACGTCGATGACAATGACCTGTTCTGTGTCGAGGGCATCGGCCCTGTCGGCTTCATCGAACGCGAATACGTTCCGATGCTGATGGCTGCGGAGTGACAGCGATGAGCCTACCCATCATGAGCACATCGGAAGCCGAGCGGATCGCATGGATGGCCGGAATTTGGGAGGAGGCAGCCGCCTTCTGCGCAGCCGCCCGAGACGGCGTTGACTTCGCCAGCCTGACTGAAAGCACCGCCAGACAGGAAGGCGCGTTTGATATGGCCGACCACCTCACGGCGACATTCAAGCAGATGGCCGAGAGTGCTCGCCGTAGGGAATTCCTAGCAGAGTTCCCGACCCTTGCTGAAATGCGGCTCCGCGAAGCCCTCATCCGCATCCGCAACCACTGCGCCGACAATGACAGTGAAAACTGGATCTGGCGCACCGCAAACCAAGCCATCACCGCAGCTCTTTAAGGGGGGAAACCATGGGAGCGCATAAGATCATCGCAATCGACACTGAGGCATCAAAACTCCTCGCCCTGTGCTCGGAACTCTCCAACGCCCGCGATGAATACCGCGAGGAAGCGTATCGGCTTCGCGAAGAGCTGGCGGCCAGTCAGGCATGGGCTGCGCAACTTCTCTCGGCCCTGCTCGTCCGCGCACTGAACGAGGTGGAAGCATGAGCCATACAACCGGACCATGGACACTCTGGACGCAGACTGATGCCGATATCAGCGAACCGTCCGCTCACATAGCCCTCGTCAGCCATATCTTCGTAGTCGGCTCAGGCGAGCTTGCTTCACCGCACGCAGACGCCCGTCTTATCGCAGCCGCTCCTGAGATGCTGGAAGCCCTGAAGGATGCCGAAAAGCACTGCGGCGTCATCCCGCTCGAAACACTCCGCGCCATCATCGCTAAAACAGAGGGCTCCAATGATTGAGTTCGCTTTCCTCCTCGCCTACCCGCTCATCATCGGCATCGCCTTACTGGCCTGCGTGCTCGTCTTCATTGCCGTTCTTCCGGCTCCCATCGTGCCCTCTGACGACGAGCCCGAAATCTACGGCGACGCGTCAACCTTCGGCCGGGAGGTGGAATGATGGATGAGAACGAAACCATCTTCGGCTCTCGCTGGGAAGAGATCCTCGAGGAGATCACCCGCGATCTAGCCGGCGAACCGTCACCCTCCGATGAGGCCGCAGAATGAGCGATCCCGTCCTCTGTCGTGACTGCGATCACGTCCACTCAGATACGCGTAAAGCGCCGCCATACAAATGGAGGTGCCTCCGCCATCCGATCAAGCTAGAGCCGCCTCGGGACACTCTTTTCGTCGATCCCGATTGGCGCCCCGATCCCCCGTATCTCTTGTGTTACGCCGCAAATCAAAACGGTGATTGCACACACTTCCAGCCCCGCCGAACCGCTCCGACAGGAGAAGCATAATGACCGAACAAGAAATCCGCGACCTCTTCAAGAGCAAGAACGTTCCGCTGGATCGTGATGACGTGTGGAGCGTTCAGGCTGCCCGCGTCGTAAAGCACAAGGCGCTTGAGCGGCTGGCGGCACAACTGAACATCTCCTATGACGCCCCGCAGATCCTGCGCAACGAACGCGACGAGGCTGTCATCCTCGTAACCGGACGGCTAGGCGACCGCTCCGAGTGGTCGATTGGCGAGGCGCTGACAACGGACGGCACCCGCCCCGGCAATTACAAGGTTGTCGGCAAGCAGGCTCCCTATGTTTACGCCATGGCCGAGAAGCGCGCGAAAGACCGCGTGATCCTGAAACTGGCTGGACTCCATGGCGCCTATTCGGAAGATGAAGCCGACGACTTCAAGCAGCCGGCACCGCGCCAGGAAGCCGCTAACTCGGTTGAAGTCGATACGACCTCCGACCGCACCCTTGCCAACGCTCTCAAGTCAACACTGGCAAAGGCCAAGACCACGGCGGATCTCGCAAAGTGGTTTGCAGACAACCAGAGCGCCGTTGAGGGCCTGCCGGAAAGCCTGACGGACGAGGTGCGCTCTGCCTATGCCGCCCGCCTGCATGAGCTGAAGAGGGCTGCATGACACGCCGCAACCTCGTCCTCAACACCCCCGAAGTGCGGGAGACAGCCGCCAAGTGGTGCGCCAATGCGCCGGACGGGACGCGCTTTGAGATCAAGGCTCCTCGTCGCAGCCTCAACCAGAACGATTTGCTTTGGTTGAGGCTCACGGAGATTTCCCTTCTGGTCGAGTGGTACGGCGTCTACCTCTCCCCAGAAGACTGGAAGGACGTTTTCACCGCCTCTCTTCGGAAAGCCCGCGTGGTGCCTGGGATTGATCCCGGCACTTACGTTCCCCTCGGAATGCGCACCTCTGACATGACCAAGGACGAGATGACAAACTTGCTTGAACTTATCAGTGCATTCGCGGCTGAGCGAGGCGTGGAGTTGACGGCATGAGCAAGCGCAAGTCCCGCAACGCCAAGGAACGCGCCCGCCTGTTCAAGCTCTTCGCCGGCAAGTGCTACCTCTGCGAAGGCAGCATCGACGGCACCAAGGAGGCCTGGGAGATCGAACACGTAATCCCGATAGCCATGGGCGGGGATGACGAGGACAGCAACCTCCAGCTTGCCCATGCCAAATGCCACAAGAGCAAGACGGCAACCGATATTCCGCAGATTGCCAAGGCCAAGCGTCGGGAGGCCAAGCACACAGGCGCAAGGGTTCCGCAGGGGCGCATTCCGCAGCCGCCACGGGCGCCGAAGAAACCTGGAAAGCAGCCACTTCCTCCGAGGCCGCTTTTCAAGGCTGTCGGTTAGCAACCGTTCGTTTGAAGACGTTGATTAACCGCTACAACATCTCACCCGAGGTATAACATGACGCCAGAGCAGCAAACAGAACTCACCCGCTACCGCTCAACCATTACAGACGGTCGCGGCCTGACAGCCGGGGAGTGGCGCAGGTTTGATTGGCTGGAAAAGTCGTTCGATCCTGACGCCTACAAGCAGCGAGAAGCAGCGGGGCGCCGCCGCTATCTCATGGACTTGGCGCGGCAGCTCAGTGCTGAGGACTTGAGGGCACTTTTAGTCGAGAAAGAAGCGGAGCAATCCACTCCCGCCAAGGCCAGCGCATAGCGCCCTCAACCGATCGTTTGAACGCAGCATCCAACACAACGAGGAAGAGAATGGCCGAAGGTAGTGACACAGAGGTTGCGGTTCGACACCCCTATTTCCTGACCCAATGCGAGCATTGCGGCTGGAAGGGATCGTCCGAGGAGTGCCACCTGTCGCGCAATATGGATGACGCCGACGTGGTCTGTCCGAAGTGTGAACGCATCTTCCTCTGCAATGAGGTCGAATAACCCATCGTTTGAAAACGTAGATCAAAGATAGGAACGCCAGAATGGCCGATAATACCAGTGATATAGTGGATCGCTTGAGGGGTGGAGCAATCTACTCTGGCACTGAAGCCCATTGGGAAGTCGATGAGTTCAAGACCGACGAACTGATGGGAGAGGCCGCTGACGAGATCGAGCGGCTGCGGGAAGAGGTTGAACAACTCCGCCTTGAACAATCTCTGATGCTCCGCAGCGCAAAATACAGAGGCAGACGCATGGAGTGGCTTGAGGCGCTGGTGCGGAAATACAAGGCCTTAGCAACTAAATCCACTTCTCACCAAAATTGACGTTACGCGAATTAGCAGGAGGAAAATCACATGAGCACAGGTAACGCCGTAGAGGTCGTGGCTAAAATCCTACAAAAGTCGCTTGAGCGGCGCGAGTGGCCTGCCGATCCAAAGACGGTCGTGGACATTGCCGAAGTCATTGTCGAGGGACTGCGGGAGCCCACAGAAGACATGCTTGAGATGGCAGAGGGCCTACATGACCCTGATGCTGGGTTCTTCGTGGATCGTGTCGCTGCGGCGAAGGTCTGGGAAGCCATGTTGTCCGACTTAGCCGGTGCCCATTAACCCAGTTCCATAAGGCATCTTATCGGAATCTACGTTTACCATGGAGGCTCAAGTGACTGATATCGTTCAACGCCTAAGAGACGGTGGGCCCACTTGGGGGCAGGAAATCTTCGACACCGCTGCCGATGAGATTGAGGAGACGCGGAAGGAGCGGGATCACTACCGCAAGGAAGCTGCCGCGCTGATGAAGACGCTGACCATTGTGAGGTCACGGATTTACGACGACCCGAAGTATGCCGACCTGCGCCAGTTTATCGACGGCGCAACCTAATCCACTTCTTGTCAGAACGGTCCTTACGCGAAATTGGGAATAGAAACATGACAGACGAGATCGTGCAGCCGATCATTGACCGCCTGATTGCAGCGGTTGATTTGAATGCACAGAAGCAGGCCGCTGAGCGCATCAAAGAGCTTGAGGCCGAACTGGCAGAGGAGCGCAGCGAACACCGCAAGCTGAAAGAGGACGTAGACGCTCTGATCGAGGAAGCCCGCGAGGAAGAGCGCGACGAAGCCGCGACCCTCTGGCCGGAATGGGCTGACAAGCTGCTCAAGATCCTGCGGGCCTATGGCGTCCCCTGCGATGATGAAGAGGGCGTGGATCTGCCAGAAGAGCTACGCGAGTGGCTGTCCGACTATAAGCATGAAATCCGCCAAGCCGCACTCAAAGGTGGGGAACGCGGTGGGGAAGCGCCCGACTACGGCAAACTCATCAGCGAGTTTCAAGGGCAATTTCCCGTGACCCGCAAATACCTTAGCGAGAACTAACAGCACGGCATGATGGCGGACGCGGTCTCCGCCATACTGGACTGGCGCGGACCCTCGACCCAAACCGCCCCGCTGACCGTAGCTAAGCCATGGTTATGTTCGTCTACAGGGGAAACGCAAAGGAATGGCGGGGCTTTAACGATAGCCCCGTTTCACCTTCAAGCTGATGGTCTTCTTCATGGCGTGAGTGGCAGCCTCTTCCGTGTCATGCGGCTCCAGGGCCACCCTCCCCGGCTTCCCGATCCGTCCCCATGCTTTGACAAGCACGGTCTGTCCGAGGAGATCCCTCTCCACGGATAAACTGTAAAACCGGCGCATGTTGATGGCGGGATTAACCCGCTTCAGGGTCACAGAGGACATGCGTCTAGGATGGAGTCTCGGGACTCCGCGTCAAGAGTCTATTTCGAGTGTCAGCCTGCAGACGTGCCCACAGGCTGACACGTGGTCATGATGCCAGCCGCGTTACGCCTCGCTTGGCGAACAGCGCATTGATGGCTTCAATCATCAGATCCTGCAGGGCGAAGTCTGGATCATCGCCCTTGGCTTCGAAAACCAGCTTGTCGAGCTGCCGTTTGGTTTCCGGCTCCACATAGACTGTGACGGCTTTCCGCCCCTGACGAGTTGTTGCCTTCGGGTATGGCTGGCGTGCTGGCGCGTCCACGTGCTGGCCTGCAGGCAGGCTGACGGGTTGGCTTGTTGGCGTGTCATCCTGCAGGACTTCTGCAGGCTTGGGGGCGAAGAAGCTTGCTCTCTTGGTCATGATTGTCACCGTGCCATCACGCCAGCCAGCATACCTGCAGGCATGTTGACCTGCTGACACGCCCACGTAAAAAGGGATCGCAATTCCCTTGCCGCCTTGCCCTTCGGCTCCAACTCCAGCGCTGTGCGCCCGTCATTAACCGCATGAGTGAATGCGGCCCGCTGCTCAACCACTTGGGGCGCGATAGCTGCAGACTGTTCGCCAAGCCAACGGATCGCGTCATTGACGGCCGGATCGGGGAGCCCGTTTCTGCCATGCGGCGCCGAGTTGATAACAACTGCAGCGGGCTTCTTAGCGATTGCCGCCACGTCTAAAGTCGCCTGGATGGCCTCTAGGTCGAATTGCGCCGGCCTGCAGGGGATCAGGATGAAGTCTGCAGCCTTCGCGGCCAGGAGTGAAGTTCTGTCGGCATATGGCGGGGTGTCGATAATCAGCAGCTCGCAACCGTTGGCCTCTGCAGCATCCTTCAGCCGGGACAGTTGCTCCGCATGGTCGCCCACTACTTCAGGATCAGCGCCGCGCCTCTCGCCCCATTTGCGGGCGTTCCCTTGCGGGTCAAGATCAATGATGGCTGTACGGATGCCTGCCAGAACGGCTGCAGCCCCAAGGTGAACGGTTAGCGTCGTCTTCCCGCTCCCGCCCTTTTGTGATGCGACGGTGATTGTCCGCATGATGGCACTCCCACGTGGTGGCCTGTTGGCCTGCTGACACGTAGTCATGCCTGCGACTGGTTAAGGCATGGTTAACCTCAAATATACCCGTTGACAGATAGGAACAATGGCCCTATCTTCATATTCATCGAAGGGCAATCAAGCCCGCGAGGAGAGACAGATGCTCGTTAGAGAGAAACCCGAATTCGAGAAAGTTCAACGCTCCTTTGAGCGTCGGTTTGGAAAATCGAAAATTCCTCTGAGCTTCCATGAATTCACCCACCCCAACGGGGCCAAGTGCGTGAAGGTCATCAACATGGAGAATGGCTTTTGGGCGGATTACAACGTGAGTTGGTCCCGCATTAGCCTGATGCGGAGCAGTAATGAACCCAACTGAGTATCGCGAAGCCCTCGCAGCTCTTGGCCTCACCCAAGTCGGCGGGGCCAAGTTCTTAGGGGTAGATCCTCGCACCTCACGCCATTGGGCCAGCGGGGACAGAAAGGTTCCCGAGCCCGTTTCGATCTTCCTGCGCTACCTGATCGCCGCGAAGGTCACACCTGCGGAAGTAATGAGAATTCTCGCAACATCATAGGAGAAGAGATGAGCAACCTAGAAGACAAAGTTGAGAAGGCGCGGGCGCTTGCTGAAGCCACCGTTGCGGCACTCTCTGAGGATGCAGCGCCAGGACCGAGCGGAATGAAGCGCCTGACCATTGACGTGTCGGAGGATCTTCACCGCCGCATCAAAATGGGCTGTGCGGCCCGAGGCGAGAAGATGGCTGACGTGATCCGCAACGTTCTGGAGAACGTCTTCCGAGATGGCCGCTAGTTGACATCTTAACCATATCTCGGCCCAATGCCTGATTGCCGGAATCTCCCGGCGATTTGGAAGAAGAGTCGTGAGCTAAAAAGCGAAGAGCCCCGGAAGTCACCACAACTTCCGAGGCCCTGATCCGAGAGTGGATAGATTACCTAATCGCAAGGCAATCCTTCCACGACAACCGATGTCTTGTCAACCGGGAACACCACTCCCGGAACGGGAGCTTTTGCGCCACGGCCCGAGAGGGTCGCTATGTCTGTCTATGTCCAGGCCGAAAGCCTGTTGCGTCGTCTGTTGGGAAATCGTCGGAACCGGGAAAACTGCGTCCGGCTGGGCCTGTGGCTCTTGCGTCAACACGGGCCGTATGAGGGGAGGGTGTTTCCTGTCCCCCGCTATGAGCTGGCCGCTGATGAGCGGTTCCAGCGGCAATGCGGTTTGACCTATTCGGAGATCCGAACGGCAACCGAGGCATTGCTTGAGGTTGGGCTGCTTAAGCGCATCAGCCCGGAGCGCGAGGAGAGGAGGAGGAAAGACCCTCCCACTCAGTTCGTGGTTGGCTCAGAATTTGCTCTTCTCTTTCCGGTAGCCAGAAATAAGACTCCGAAGAGGGAAGTTAGAGTTCCACTTTTTGTGGCGACTTGGAAGAACCCCCTGCATAGGCCCGTTTGGGGTCTCCACACGCCAGCCAAAACGCCCGAGCGTTTAGTTCTTGCTCGCTTAGACGCTCTTCGGTCGGAGCCTCTTCCGAAGCTGTCGGCTTTGGCTCTGGCGTCTCTAGCACCGTCCGTATCGCCATCTCGCCAGCAATGGCCGCATACGTCGCCATATCGACGAACGTATCCCGCTTAACCTCTGGTCCGGTGATGACCCGGCTCATCTTGGTCAGCACCATATCAAGGGCTTCCAATTCGGCAGGGGTTATGTCTCGCGCCATGTAGCGGCGGATCGTGGCCTTCAACTCGCCGGCACAGGTCATGTTCTGCTTGGGGTCGCCGTATTCCTTGTCACGGTCGCCGCAAGTAAGCTTGATGCCTTCGTGAAGGATGGAGGAGCGGATCGGGTGACCGGTCATGCGTATTTAGCCTGCAAGGTTTGCATAGAAATGCGGGAGAAGTCGTCAATACGACCGTTGCGGATTGTAAGTGAATGGACACCCCAATACCAGCCTGTTTGTGAGAGTTTAGCGTAATTCTCAACATGTCCGTGCGGAAGAGAGGTGCCGACATCTATGAGGGTGACGCCCCTATCCTCGCCAATCTTGGAGAAAGTCTGATAAGTTGCTCTGTGGCTGTGGCCTTTTACCAGATCATGCGCTAGATTATTCCCCATGATGTTCGGGCTGCTGTGCGGCTTGCCGATTACGTTGAGGGGAACATGGACGAAGCCAACACCACCTATAAAAGCTACCCGTCCAAAGTCGTAGGTACGCCAACGATAACGCGCGAATTCCTGGAGTACGTCGGCCCAAACCGACCCTTCCAGTTCCGAACGGAGATCCTCATAACGAGCGACGCGCGTTTCATGGTTCCCAAGGGTAATGGTGCGGGGGATCGTGGATGGACCCAACTCTCTGTCGAAGAGGTGCAGGCTTTCGCTAAGGTTTTCGAAATCCTGGCGAAGCGAGGGGCGCCGGTTCGCTTTGATAGATCCGATAGGGTCGTGAGTGCTGACGCTATCGAATGAAGCCCAATCACCGATTTGCACGATGTGATCCGGCTGCGTCTCGCGGATATGCCGTGCAATCCAACGGAGGCGGGAGAGATCCTGCCCCGGCGCGACATGCAAGTCACCGATCACGCAAACCCGGATAGCCTCATCAGACTCCACAGATGTGTGGACCTTCGGAGCATCAACCGCCGTCCGATAAGGAACACGGATGCGAGGCTTACCAACCGGAGTTCTGGCGTTCTCCTGACTACTGGCAGCCAGTAGTCGTTCAATCCGGTTCTGAACGGCACTTCTTGTCAGGCCGAGTTCACGGGCGATAGCCGCCTTGTTGTCACCGTGTTTAGTCATGGCAAGCTGTGTAGCCGCCACCTGCTCAGGGGAAAGCGCCATTCAGAGGTTCCGGATTGTGAGAAGGATTAGCGAGGGGAGAAGGGCAGGTACTTGGCGAGCATTCCCGACAGGAAGCCGCCAATGGCAATCAGGATGCCGATCACCCAGCGAGCGCCCTTTGCTTGTAGGAGAAGGTCGCGAAGCTCTGTCACAACCCTGCTTGTTTTATCGAGGGACTCAGCCAAGTGCTGGACCTGAACCTCTAAGGCCGCGATACGTTCGCGGGTATCATCACTCATGATACGCCCTCCAGGGCTGGAGGGGTTAGGTCTTTGCCTTGCGCGAGATCAGACCAGCAAGATACTCAAGAGCCTTGTAACCCTTGCCCAAGACTTCATCGTCCTTCGGGGTCGGCGTTGCGTTGACAATCACCAGAGCGGCCAGATGCAGTGCGAAGAGAAAGTCGAAGGCCTGGTCCTTGTAGGCCCAGGCTGCGGTTAGGTATTCCATAGTCTTTTCCTAAGCCTCATTGGTGGAAACAGGCCCCGTCGCGGTGAGGCGAACCGGACGGACGTTAGCGGGCTGCGCAATGCGCCACTTGGGGCGGCGGGCAGCGTAAAGGCGGCTCTTGGCGATCCGGGTCACGTTGACTTCATCAGATTGGTTGCCACCAAGGACATGGTAGTAATCCTTGTCCTCACCGACGTAGAAACCGACATGGCCGCCACCTAGGCGCTTGAAGGTGAGAATGTCGCCAAGGGAGGGCTTATCGGACGCCTGCCCGAACTTGGACCAGTTGAGTGCCCAGAGCGGGTTCTTGACCGGCTCCCAGCCTCCTCGTTTCACCACCACGGCGGCGAAGAGGCCGCACCACGGGGTGCTATCGGCAACGTAAACGTCATCAACGTTTACCTCGTCAGCCCATTTGAGGATGGCAGCGGTATTCTTTGGGCCGATAGTTTCTTTGACGCCGAAGAGCTTGATGGCCTCAACAAGATGTTTGGGCGCGTCAACGCTCCCCAGCCACGCATAACGCGACGGCAGGTTTGCCATTGTGGATTTTCCAATAAAAAACCGCCTCGAAGGGCGGTGAACGGTTGCCGTCAATCTGCCGGGGCAACTTCGGCATCTATATATTGTGGTAGCAGATTACAGGCTTGAATAAAAGCCTGTAGATGATATGACGCCCTAAGAGGAGAGGCACCATGATTGCAAAGGTTCTGGCATATACGGCTCTAGCCGTTGGCGGTCTTGTGGCCCTTGGCCTGATTGGCGCCGCCCTGACGATGATGGGCGGCGCCACAGGAACAGCGCTCGGCATTTAGGCTTCAGAGTCCCAGAAGCGCTTTGACATCGGGATTGGCGGCCAAGAATGCAGCCAGTTTAGCGGCTGGATCTGCCGCAGGAGCATGAGGCGGCGGGACATAGGGTTCCGGCACATTGCCAGAAGCCGTCCAAGCATCATAGAGCCCCCGGAGATAGCCTTCCTGCGGAGGCAGGACCGTGGAGTAGTAAATCCCCTCCATCTCGATCACACCCATGCCATTGGCGTCAGTATGGCGAATTGCAATAATCAATTAAATCTCCGCGCTGAAACCAAGGCGCTGGGCTGCCAGCTTGAAGCGCAGGGCGCCAGAAGTGCCAACCGGGAGCGTCGTGCTGCTGCCGAAAAGGAGTTCCGTCCGGGTCAACGCGGGAGCCGTGAGAACCGGGGCAACGCCCGCATTAGCCGTTCCCGATCCGGTAACGAATGTGAAGACATCGCCCGCGTTGACGACGCTCAAAGCCGGAGAGATCCGCATCGGCACCGGGAACGGCACAGAGATGATATAATCCGTTCCGGTCTGGGCGAAGCCGGGGCCGACAGCCAGCCCGTCTGAGCCCCGCAGTTCCCAATAGTACCGCTGGCAGAGGGTCAGTTCCAAACCATAGGGGCGACGCTCAAAGGCCGTCGCGGTCCCGCCGCGTTCGAGCTGAACGCGGGTCAACGTCCCGAGCGTGAACTCTACCGTGATCGTTGCATTGGAGTTGGCCGTGCCCGTGGTGATCGGACCCGACGCATAGGCGCCCGTGGTGGTGCCGCCAGAAATAGCCGCTCGGGCTTGTGCCGTTCCGACCCACGACAGGGTGTAAATCCCGCCCTCGATGTTGTTGTCTTCGACCACCTGCACCAGGGAACCGGATGTGATGGTAACTGTGGTATCAAGCCCCACGGTCGTAAACGTGTACGTGCAACCCGATGCGCCGGCCTTCCAGCGGTCATGCCCATAGGCACCCGCTGCCAGGGTGACGGTGCCGCTCACGCCCCGCTGATTGATGAAAAGGTTGCCGTTGATGATCTTGTTGCGGTTGCCGCCGAAGGCCGCGCCGTCCACGTAAGCCTTAGTAGCGGCGTCTGCGTTGTCGGTCGGGGTGCCGAGGCCGGTAATCTTCTTGCTGTTGAAGGGGATGTTTGCCGTGATGGTCGTTTGACCGTCCTTGGTGATGCAGTTGGACAGGCCGGTGGCAAAGCCGTCCATTTCCGCATCCATTTTGTCGGCTCGGATCTTGATGCCGCCCGCCTTGTCTGCGACCCAAGAGTAGAGGCGGGTAAATGTTCCCGACCCGTTAAATGCCATATTATTGCTCCTTGAGGGGAACGGGGCCGTCCATCATATTGAGGGGATGGAATCACATTGGCCCCGATGGGGAAAAACCCTGTATGTTGTCGCCACTCTTGCGCTGTTCGGCGCAATGATGGTGGCCGCTTGGGTATGGTTTGCTCGTCCGCTGGGGGAGGGGTTCGGCCACTGGTATGCCGAAGCAACCGCAGGGTGGCCCTATCCAGCGCAGATAGGTGTATTAGCGATGATCCCTATCGCGCTTTATGGTCTCGCCTATCTTGCTTACAGGCGAGACCATCGCAGTGGCTTAATCCACTCTCCGACATTCTGGCGCTACGTCAGAACGGGCCGTTAGTAACCGAAGAGGCGCGGGGTCTCCTGTGCCACGCGACCGCTTTGAGACTGAAGCAGGGCGTTCACAAGCCGATCCGTAACCTGCCCCGCTCTTTCGCCAGATCCCGCCAATGAGGCACGGCGGCCAAGCGCGTTTAGTACGACATCAAGATCAGGGCCGCTCTGAAGAATGAGGGCTCTTGCAAGTTGCTGATTGCGGGAGATGTCGTCAGCCGCACCGATCAGGTTTGCAGCCTTCGAGATACCCGCCGCGCCGACCTTGGCACCTGTCGCCAGAGCGGCACCAGGAACACCGCCGACCGCACCAGCAAGCGGGATCATGCCCGCATTGGCAGCGGCGGGAGATGGCCCTTCGCCCCGTACAGCAAAGCGATCAGCCGAGGTGCTTCGCATGGCGGTCTGAGAGTTTTCGACCACCTTGTTGTAGGCATCTCGGAAGGCAATCTCACGGTCAACCGACCGCATGATATTGGCGGCCTCGTCTTCCCCGAAGAGTTGAGCGAGCTTCTGCGGGTTCCAATCTCCGTCAGTCATAACCTGCTGTCGAACAGCCAGAAGGTCATTGGCTTTCGTGCCAATCACCCGGTCAAGTTCAGCCCTTGCCCCCTGACGGATGCGAAGCGGGGTTGCCGATGGGCCGACAAGCGTTCCTTGCGGCTGTGCGGCCTCTGTCAGTTCTTGAGCGAACTCCTGCGGGCGGGTTGCCGTCCTTCCTGTATCGAGCACATGAGCCCCACGTTCTAGGCCGCCCGACTGACGGGCCAGCTCTTGGAACTGGGCGTCTACGTCCTTGATGCCCGGAACAGCGGTTGCCAATTCAGCATCCACGGCCCGCCTTGCGTCTCCCAAGATGCGGAGGGCGTTCGTGTCCGCCTCTGTTCCCATTATCCCGTCAATCGCTTCACGGATATTGAGCAGGGTCGCCGGGTTGTTGTCGAGTGCGCTCGGATCATCAACGCTGTTGAGCATTTGACGAACCTGCATGGCCGCTCTTTGAGCGGGGCCACGTTCCACCGCTGCCGTCTGCTCCAGCGCTGCCGCCAGAGAGGCAGGATTGACAGGAGCAGCACCGGCAAGCACCCTTCTATATTCAGGGTGTAGCGCGTCTCGCGAGGCCCGCAGCCCCGCCTCTACTTGAGACGGGATGGGAGCCGGTCCAAGGTTCGCATCAAGGTCCGTCCGAATACGGGCGTTCGTGGTATCATTCCTTGCACGTAGCGGGTTGGTGATGATCTCCCGCGTTTCCGGCCTGACGCCCAAGCCCTGCGCGCTGCCGAGGTGCGACGGCGAGGCGTCCAGAAGCATGGCCTCCGGGCCAAGTTCACGCATTCGGGCGTCAATGGCTGATCGCCCGCCCGCATTGCTGAAGTCATCGACCGCCATGTTAGCGGCTGCGTTGCTCATGCCGGGGACAGGGGCGCGGCGGTTAGCGAGTCCTTGCGCCACTATGTTGATGGCGCGTCCGCCAAGTTGCCCCAGCCCAGGCCCGAGAGCGCCGAAAGTGCCGCCCCCGACAATACCGAGCCCGACCGAAGCAGGATCTCCTTCGCTGCGGACGACGGCATCAGCGCCACCCATCGCGGCGCCCGTTGCCCCCGACATAAGGGAGCGAGCCAGAAGGCTTCCATTGCCCATGCCAAAAGCTGCCGGAGCCGCAGCCATCAACGGGAGAGTGCCCACAACCCCGCCGACAGCCTGACCACCCATATCAAGATAAGGGTGATCCGCCTTGGCCTGTGCGGTGATCTGATTGACGCTTTCCAACGCAGCATCATACGACGGCGCCTTGCCGGCAACGGTTGAGATGCCCGCCGTGACCCGGTTAACCCCACCCCGAAGGGCAGGACCAACAACGGGGAGACCTTCCATCATGCCGCCTGCGGTCGCAAGGATGCCACCCAGGGCTCCCGAGGTGTCGGCCTTGGCGGGAGTTAGTATGGCACTGTTCTGGGCTTCAACCGCCGCCTTGTCGGCAGCACTCAAGTTGAGGTCGAAGGAGTGCCCTGCTGGCGCTTGAGTCTCCGGGGGGCTTTTCTGCCCCCCGGAGAACCCTTGGAAACCGCTCAATGCGGCGTTAATATCGGGAGCCTCAACCTCGTAGGTCTTGCCGCCATGCTCGATTTCAAAAACGGGCATTACTGCTTCTCCCTAATCCGAATGCCACCCGGGCCAATAACCCAGCCCTCTTTGTCAGTTTGCGGAGCATTCGGGTTCTGCTTCTGCCATTGCCTGAAGGTGTCGAACGGGTCAGGCAGAGCCTTCATCCGGTCGCTTGCCTCCTTGGCGCTGATTTCACCCATCTGCCAAAGCTGGGCTATCTCGCCGCGCTGGATGCGGAGTTGAGCCATGCCGCCCAAGGTCTGGGCGATGATCTCGTTGCCGCCCGGTGTGGCCCGCATATTCATGAGAGCCTGCTCAAAGCTCTCCATGTCCTTGTCGGAGCTTGTCCCAGATCCCGGCACCTTCATGCGGGGCTTCATGTAGTTGACGATAGCCTTGAATGCCTGGACATCATCGGCCTTCGGATCAAGTTGGATGCCCGTGCGTTGGCGCAACTCCTCAAAGAATGCGGTTCGCGATCCTGGATCAACGTTGTTGCCGAGGGTGTTCATGCGCTGGATGACGGTCATATCCATCACCGCAACATCACCATCCTCTGCAATCTTGTTGAGACGCGATCCGAGGCCCTTGCCTCGCTCCTTTTCTTCTTCCTTCTCGGCAGTGGGCATATTGACATTCGTAGTCTGAGCGCCAGCCTTTTTCATGGACTGCTGCCAAGTGCGGAAGTCATCAACAGGCTGCCCCGCTGCCGTCGCCTGATCGACATAAAGCTTGTATTCCTTGATGTCGGGCGTGGGCATGGCAATTTGGTGGTCGCGGTCAACCTGCTTGTTGATGTCGTCACGGTTCCAGCCCATGAGCGTCAGGCGTTCTCTGTGAGCCCGCTCTGTTTCACCCTCTTGGCGCCGGAATGACTGATCCTCCCGCCGAACGCCTGCTTCATATTGGCGCCGGTCCTGCTCCTTGAGCACATCCCACTGGCGGTCTTGCGCCGTCTTCTGAGCCGCCTGAACCTGCTGTTGATGCTGCTGGAGCAACTGAACGCCGGCTGCGCGGGTGCGGGGATTGCCGAGCAACTGGCGAACAATCTCCTGCTGTTGCGGGTTCATGCCCTGAACGGCAGGAGGTGGCGCCTGAAGGGCTTGGGCCAGAGGATTGGCCTGTGCTACCCGAACGGGGGCGGATGCCGCCTGTGGGGCTCCCTGTGC